CAACATTAAGATAAGGTATCTCGAAAGGTAGATCATCCAGGTGGAGTGCACAATGTACTGCAGTAGAATTAATATTAAGATAGACAGGATGATGATATGCCTTTCCCAAGGACATATTCAACCCAATATCCGAGGACACCTTAATATGACGCTCCCATAATCTGGGAGGTGCTGCATAGACCATGTCATCACCATTGACGAGAACATGACTTAGAATTTCAGTGTGTCGCCAACCCTGATGCTCCAACCTCATGGTAACAAGGTAAGTTGCAAGGTTTGCAAGACAAAGAATAGGGAAGGAAAGGATACTCCCCATAAGCTGACCATTAACCTGTCGACCCCAATATTCAGGACCGAACTCGGTAGGATAGTATAACTCATGGGGACCCAAAACGGACAATGCCAGATCCAAAGTCTCCTGAGGTTGGTTAGACAACAAGAAACGGAGAATACGGCTAGTAAACCTCCAAGAGATTCCATCGGTAGCGGCGGAGTAATCTATAGAAAACCACTCCCAATCCACCTTAGAACGTACCCGAAGGTCTAAAATATCCGTAGGGGAGAAGGGCCGACCTATAAGCCGAAAACAAGGAAACTCTACCAAACACTCCCATAAAGCCTTTTGTAGGGGTTTACAAGAGTAATAAGGGAGAGAATTCCCTTTTGAGATAACACGAACCTTAAAGGGCTCAAGGACAGCTTGAATGGTACAAGAACAAGGATCTTTCAAATTAAGGTCCCCAGCAAAACGCCTTAACTCCGGCCAAAGCTCTAAACCAAAGGGAACACGAACTTCATGAACGCGATTAAAGTACCAGATATTATTCTTATAACATCTAGGTAGATCAATCATCTCATAAAGATCAGTTACGAGGAATAGACAATTATTAAATTCCGAAGTTTCCAGGGCTCTACTTAGAGCTCGCTGATACCAATCAAACTTCCTCCTCTCGGAACAAGTGGGACTCCAGGACGACATCCTAAGAGAACTGTCGCTCAGACCTCGCAAAGAGGTCGTCATAGCAGAACAAGATCTCCGGAAGCACATGACACCGGAGTAACAAGCGCAACCATTGTTAGAAGAAAAGCCTATACAAGGCGGCAACAACGGCGGGGGATAGTCAAAAACGTTATCAACACCCGCGAGATGCATAAAAACATCCCCATCACTTTCATCATCGAGAGAGAGCTTCTTAGGTTTTCTCTTTAATCCGACTAACTCCTTTAGATCACCCATCTGCCCACCAGCTTTTCGACTGGCTTCAAAACAGGCAGATGATGAAGGAGTTCTCCAAGTATCTATCAAGAGAGGATTATTATTCTCAGAAAGTTTACGATCTAGTGACTTTCGAACTCTCTTAAGGACGTAATCGAAC